CTATGGCCGGCTGATTAACCACTTAGAAGGATTTTGAAATGGCTGTAACAGGCGCATATAACTCAGGAAACGTGAACATCGGTGCAACCGCTGCTAGCGTCTTCCGTCCCAACGTATGGAGCAAAGAAGTGCTCATGTTCGTTAAATCGAACCTGGTGCTCTTGCCTCTTATTAAGCACTACGACGCAGATGTGAAGTCAGGTGGGCAGACGCTAGAGATTCCAAACGTCTCTGCTGTCACCGCTAACTTGAAGGCTCAGAACACCGTTGTTACGCTTAACTACAATACCGAAACAAAGACTACCATTACCCTAAACAAACACTACGAGAGTTCGTTCATCGTAGAAGACTTGGTTAAGGTCCAGTCTGTCTACGACTTACGCAGTGACTACACCCAGGCCGCAGCTTACGCCATCTCTGAGAAGATCGACACCAACATTGCCGTCGACATGACCACCGCGTGGAAGACTGCCGGTCAAGCCTACGGCGCCTACGGTACTGCTCTGAACGACAACCTGATCCTTACCGTGAACCGCTACCTGAGCGAGAACAAAGCCCCCCGCTCTGACCGCTCGATCGTGGTACACCCCAAAGGTGAGGCTGAAATGCTGGCCATTGACAAGTACGTCCGTTACGACGCACTGGGTGTTGGTGGTAACGAGAACAGCATTAAGAACGGCAAGATTGGTCGCATCTACGGTGCAGACGTCTACATGAGCCAGAACCTGGTTTACCTGGACACTGCTACCGACGAATACAACCACTTGTTCTTCCACAAGGAAGCTTGGGCAATCGCTATGCAGATGACCCCACGTACACAAGCTCAGTACAAGCAGGAACACTTGGGCTGGTTGGTTACCGTGGACGTACTGTATGGTACCGCCGCACTCCGCAGCAACTTCGGTTTCGTACTGAAGTCCTAACAAACACAAACACATGCAGGAGAGCCCTACGGGGCTCTTTTTGTAATAACTTTTATAACGATTTGGTATAATGTAGGCTAGGACACGGGGCGACGGAGATACACGTTGAAAACCCCTCTACAGCATTACAACGAAACCGCTGAACAGTTTGGCATTGGCCCCGAAAAACAAGTACACCTACGCCAGAAGCAGGCTTTCGCCACCACTCAGGTACAAGAGATGCAAGCCGTCGCTAACCGGCTTCTGTTTGATGTGGCAACGACTAAGTGCCACATGGAGACTGCTAAGGATGACAACACTAAAGCAGCCTACGACGGCAAGCTACGTGGCTACGAGAATGACCTGCGCCAGATTTCCGCTAGCCTCGACTATGCCTTAGAAATTGCCAAAGAGCTTGACCAGGAAGTAGAAAAGAGCGGCGAAGAAGCTTAGCCGTGGACAAGTTGGCTGTCGTACTGCCTAGCCGTGGCCTGATGTACTCAGAAACCTTTGAGGAGCTGTTAGGCGAGTTAGAAGGTTACAACTACGAGATATCCTGGGCACACGCTAAAAGCCTCCCAGACTGCTTCAACGAGCCTACAGAGCGTGCCTTAGCTGACCCCGACGTGTACGCTATCCTCTTTTGTGAAGACGACATGATTATTCCAAAGGGCATACTAAAGCAGATGTTTGCTCAAAGGTACCCTGTGGTAGCCCTAGACTATCCATTCCAGCAACAAGGCGACGCCACATGCCTACACGACCCGCAAGGGTACGCCTTCTGGACGGGGACAGGCTTCTTGTTGGCTGCTAAACAAGTGCTAGAGAACCTAGAGAGGCCCATATGGCGCACTGACCGTACCTTTGACCCCTTTATCGACAAGGATACCATCCACTTCTGGCCCCGCAAGCTCGACAAGGTCTTCTACGGCCTACACGATCTTAACTTTGGCATGGTGCTCTACTCTGCCGGCATGCCCGTCTACCCAATGGAGCGTACAGCGGGCCAGCGGAAGCTTGTAAAGCTTGGCGAAAACCACACAAACAACGGCGCCCACGAGATTATGGAACTTACGGAAGTGGGCCGAGACCTTGTAAGCGGCATGATTGACCCTGAGAACTCAGCTATGTTCAGGGGTGCACTTAATAGGGTGAAGAACGTGAGGTTTTGGGAGGATATACCTCCTTTTATCTCTTATGACGAGCACAACCAGCCGTACTTAAACGACGGCAGAGATTTCGAGTTAGTAAGATGAAAGTAGCCGTAATCCTCCCCTCCCGTGGTCTGATGTTCAGCCAAACAGCTGATGAAATACTCCAGAACGTCAAAGGTATACCGCACAAGTTCTTCTTCTCGCACCGAAAGCCAATCCCCGAGTGTTTTGAAACGCCCACACAGCTTGCCCTCAAAGACCCAGACATTACCCATCTTTGGTTTGTAGAAGATGACATGATCTTGCAGCCCAACACCCTGCAACTACTCCTAGAAGCAGACGCGAACGCCGTAACATGCGACTACCCCGTCACTAAAGATGGCCGGGGCGCTGTGTTCTACGATCAGGGAGGTCAGGTTGTGTTCTGCGGTACCGGTTGCCTGCTCGTAAAGCGAGAGGTCTTTACCAGTCTCAAGCAACCCTACTTCACCGACAAAGTACGCTGGAGCATCTTAAACTACGGCGAATCGGTCAAGCTTACTGGTTTGTATGGCGATGCCGGATATGGCACCCACGATATTACTTTCTGCATAAAGCTATGGAATACGGGCGTGATTATAAAAGTCTTGAAGCAACGGCTTGGCCAGCGGAAGTTAGTTGCTCTAGGCAAGGCCGGAACCAACAATGGCGCCCACAACATAGAGAACTGGCACAAGGTGGTAAAGAATGCCCGCTTGAAGGCTATTCAAGCTCAGCCTGTGGCTACCGGCGCTAAGACGAAGCTTGTTACCGTCGATACTCCAACAGGAGGTATTACAACCTCCAGGGCGCACGCGGACAATCTCGTTAAACAGGGTCTGGCCAACTACCCACCAAAGCGATTTACGATAATTGATGATAGCGGGGTGGACATATGAAACTGCTAATAGTGCTCGTCACCTTTAACCGGCTGGCGTACACCCAGAAGACGCTTAGGAGCTTGTGGCATACTATTGAGCTGCCGTATTACCTTGTAGTAGTGGACAACGCCTCAACGGACGGGACTGTTAATTACTTGAAGAACCACGAGTACCGTGACCGCATAGACAAAGTTATCTTCAATCCCGAAAACTACTACCCAGGAAAAGCCTGCAATATTGGCTGGGCTGAGGGGCTCAAAGAATATCCCCAAGCCACTCACCTTATGCGCCTCGACAACGACATGCACTTTGAGAAGGGATGGGACGCTAGGGCCCAAGAATACTTCCAACGCATAGACCGGCTTGGCCAGCTAGGCCTAGACTTCGATGGTGGCGAGAATAAGGCGCCTCAGTACTACAACGGTATGGGTTTGATCGAATGGCCCGGGTGTGTAGGCGGCCCCAATATTTTGCGACGTAGCATTTTTGCCGCCGGGCTACGTTATGATGAGACCCCGTGGGAGGGTAGTCGGTCCAAGTTGCAGGAAGACTCCAAATTGTCCAGGCAAGTAAAACAGGAAGGTTGGTTAGTGGGACATATGGACGAGCGACTGAGTTATACGTTTGCCAACAAGGATAACTGGCATGAGTACCCAGAGTACTACAAAAAGACGTTTTACGATCGTGGCTACGATGAACTGGCGGCAGATCTATGAAAGTCCTGGTAACTGGCGGCGGCGGGTTTGTAGGCGACCATCTGATTGACTCGCTCATGGATAAACACAAGGTAATCGTATACGACCTGTTTAACGGTGACGACGTCTGCGACTATGAGAAGCTACGTATAACAATTGAGCGTTTCCAGCCCGACTATATCTACCACCTAGCCGGGCAGGCTTACGTACCCGAATCAGCTATGGATGTTAAGCGTGGTTTTGACGTTATGCTCTACGGCGCCATTAACCTACTGAACGCAGTACGTCACACGGGAAACAGGGCAAAGATACTACTGGCCGGTACGTCTGGTGAGTACGGGTATGAGTTAAACGCGGATGTTCTTACCGAGGAAACGTGCCCAAACCCTGACACACCTTACGGTATTGCTAAACTGGCAGCCACGCATATTGGCATGTGGTACGCCAAGCAATATCACATGAACGTAGTGGTGACGCGGGCGTTTAACCACACTGGCCCCGGCCGGCCGAGTAACTATGCTGATTCATCCTTTGCTAGACAGGTAGTACTTGCGGAGCGTGGACTTATTCCGCACATCGAGCATGGAAACCTACAGTCAGTCCGCAACTACACTGACGTCCGTGACATGGTTAGGGCATATGAGAGGGCCATTGAGCTGCCACCCGCTGTCTACAACCTTTGCTCGGACCAAAACGTTACCATGCAACATGTCATGGACCTGCTGGTTAAGAACGCTCTAAAGACCGTAAAAACAGTGTGTAACGATGCGCTCTATCGCCCTAGCACTTTAGACTACGTGAACCCCTCTTGCGAGAAGTTTAAAAAGCTGACTGGATGGGAGCCTGAAATACCGCTAGAGCAGACATTAAATGATTTATTAGACTATTGGAGGTCGAAACTATGAAGCCCATCACCGCCTGTCGCTCCTGCGACTCGCCCAACCTGAAACAGGTTCTTGACCTGGGAGAGCAGTACGTCTCGGACTTTCGCCCGGACAGAACCAAGCCCAACAAGTACCCCATTACCGCCGTCATCTGTGAAGACTGCATGTTAGTACAATTGCTCCACACAACCCCGTCTGGTGAAATGTACCATGAGAACTACGGCTTTAAGTCGGGCGTAAGCGACTCTATCAAGGCCGACCTTAAAGACATCGTGCTAAACGCCCAGGAGTTTAAACAAAGCCCTAAAAGTTGGCTGGACATTGCGAGCAACGACGGTACATTGTTGTCTTATGTCCCTACCGCCGCCTACCGTGTTGGCGTTGACCCCATAGCCAAGTACTGTGATGAGGCCGAGCAGTATGCTGATCGTATAGTAAACGACTTCTTTGACGCTGAAGCCCACGAGGGAGAGATCTTTGACGTAGTAACTTCTATATCTTGTTTCTACGACATGGTAGATCCTAATAAGTTCGTAGGTGATGTTAAGAAAGTGTTGTCTCAGTCGGGCGTATGGATCATTCAACAAAATTACCTACTGCCAACTATGCAGCTCAACGCCGTAGATAACTTCTGCCATGAACATCTGGAGTATTACACGCTACTGTCTCTTGAGCACCTACTGAAGCGCCACGACTTAGAAGTTATACAAGTATCCACTTCTATGGTAAACGGCGGCTCTATACGCACTGTCGTAGCCCACAAGGATGTATACGCGGAAGATGGCAGCGTGGAGGAGCAGCGTAAGATAGAACGTGTAGTCGGCCTGCACACACTTGAGCCATACCTAGAGTTTGGGAGAGATATTATCGCTAATCTGTTCAAGCTTAAGTCACTTGTAGACCGGCTAAACACTCAGGGCAAGAAGATATATATACTAGCCGCCTCTACTCGCGGCTCTACTATTTGGCAAAGTGCTGGTATCACTCGCAAAGACGTACCATACGCCGTGGAGCGGAACCCTGAGAAGGTAGGCAAGTACTTTTCCTCTGTTGGCATACCGATTATTTCTGAAGAACAGTCTAGAGCGGATAAGCCGGACTACATGCTGGTAGGTCCATGGTTCTTTATCGACGAGATTATGGAGCGCGAACGCGAG